GAATAGGATCATCCATTATAGATGCCCATGCTTTTCTACGTGCAGTCTGAAAGATTTTATCTATTTTCTTATTATGGAAATAATCAGATCCTTCATATTCACCTCTATTACCACTATTGATATCTCGTTGCATTACTTCTAAAGATGCAATAATCTTAGGATCTTCAGCTAATTTATCGAGTTTACGTTCTAGATTTTGATCACCAATAGCTTTTTGGAACATAGACCTAATACGTGGTGAATCAGTTAGATCATCACCTTTAGGAGAATAGTAAGTAGATAAACGTAAATCATATCCACTATCAAATAATAACTTTCTACCAGGAGAATTATCTAAGTTAAAAGATATAGGACTAATAGCATTAAACATTCTAGTCATAGGATCCCAATCTCTTATTGGTCTTCCATTTAACATATCATATTTAATAGGTAGATCTTCACCAGGTAAGTTCTCACTAATTAGGTTTCTATTTCTAATAGCTTGATCTATACCAGATCCTAATTCTCTCATATATGGTGTAAATACTTTACCTAACTCATTTCTTAAACCAGATAAAGGTACAGTATTATTCATTAAACTAGCTATAATACGTTCAGCTTGTCCAGGTCTACCACCAAATAAATCAACAAACTGCTGCATACCAGCAAGATATGATTTACTTGTTACACCTTGAGCCATAACTAAAGATACTTTCAATAGTTGATCTTGAGTCCATTCATCTCCCATTAACTGACTAGCATCACCTATATCAGATATAGTAGATAGTATTAAGTTAAATGGTTCCATGGATTCGTATCCAATTTGAAGACCACCTAGTTTAATTTGTCTTTGTTTATATCCTCCATCTATCCATGCTTGTCTTTTCTGTCTATCAACAGGACCATTACCTGTAAGATTACCAGACATCCAAGCCCATATAGCCATTGAAGTTAAAGCTGAACCCATTGCTAATCTACCAGTTTGTAATGCCTTAGCATTAGCAAGTTCTGTAGCATTGGTTATACCATATTTACCTAAATCATCGATATCATTTGCCGTAGCCCAAGCTATATCATTGAATTCTTTAACTAAGAAGTTAAAGCCAGGTGTATGTTTAGCAGTTAACTTAAGACCATTAACTCCAGTTCTAGCAAATAAGAAGAAAGGTTTAGCCCAAGGATGTGCTTGGAATACTTGGTTTAATCCAGATGCCATACCTTGTGGATTGAGTTCTTCAGTCAGTGTTACTTCTTTACGAGCAAACTTAACAGCTTCATCTACGATATCACCATTACCATCAAATATTTGACGATAAAAATCTTCTTCATAGACTCTAACTAATTCAGGTGTTATCTCACTATAAGCAGTTAAAGCACCTTTCTGTTGAGCATCTAAAGCAGATCTCATAGCTTTCTCTCTCATCTTAGCTCTACCTAATATATAAGCAAAGGCATCATCAGTAGCTGCCATTAACTTAGTAGAGTAAGTAAAGAAGTTATTATTATTCATAGATCTAGCCATGTTTGCCATAGCAAACCAAGCTTTATCTCCAGCAGTAGCTTTACCACTGTCTTCAATCCATTTCCTAATTAAGTTCCAGTTATTATCATTTCTAGTATATTCAGAGAAACGAGATTTAACTGTAGATATATCACCAGACCAATATGAATCCAGTTTATTTTTAAAGAGTGTCCAAGATTCTGGTATAGCTTCCATCATTGCATTAATAGAAGATAAACTTGCTCTAAGTGTAGAACTGTCACCAGTGAAAGGATATCTGAATGAAGCTCCTAAAGCTGTAGAGAAGGGTCTAAGGAAGGTTGCAGTACTTGTACCCATAATAGCTCTTATAGGAGTCTTAGGACCGCTTAGAATGCTATGTATCATGACACCTTCTAGTTCTCTTATAACAGCACCAGTTTGCTTCTTACCTTCAATCTCTCCACCTTTAATCATCTTTCTAATGAAAGCATCAAAGTCATCAACACTATTAACTGTCTTCATAGAAGAGAATGCCTCAAATAAAGCATTCAACATATCTTCATCAGGATCATCTTTAGCAATCTGTAAGATTGACATAATAGATTCTCTAGTATCAGCCATATCCTTAGATAAGGTTTCTTCTAGATACCTACGTTTACCAGCTCCTAATTCTCTAAAGTTTTGAGATTTAACAATTCTAGCTTTTTTTACTTCAGTTAATAGAGTTAACATAGTATCTACTATCTGATCAGCTGGACCATCTATATCAGTTAGATCAGCAAAATCAGCTAATTCTCTACCAGCTATTCCAAGATCTCTTAGTTGGTGTAGTAAAGTACCAGTTATTAAATCAGCTACAACGACATTTTTACTAGTAAGTGTTAATATAGCATCATTAGTACCGCTATCATATATATCATATGATTCAAATAATTCTTTTAAGTATTCTTTTGCTTCCATATCAGCTGCATCTCTACCTATAGTGATACGTTGATGTGCAGCTATAGCATCTCCAAATACTTCTACTAACCTCTTTCTACTACCACCTACACTTTTAAGTACTGATTGATATCTTTCACTACTTAATAATTTTGATAAGACATCATCAACAGTATCTTCACTAATGTCAGCTTCTCTACCAATACGTTCTCTTTGAATTGGTGTAGTAACAGAACCTGTAGAACCTTCTTGTGATCCCCAATCATTTCTTATTTTCTTCTGTTGTGTCCATACAATAAAAGGATCTTCTCCTGATATATGAGCTGCTTGATGAGCATCCATTACAGGTTTATTCTTACTACCACGTGGAGTAAATTCGTTCCTTCTAACTTCTTGTATACCTTTTCTAAGTGTTTGTAAATCTACACTTCTTTTCCTTGCAGCTATTTGAGCTTTAACAGCATCACTACCTCTACCTAAAGCCATAGCAACACTATCAAACACTAGACCAATACCCATACCTTCAACGATGTTCTTAAACTTCATCATTATAGGATGATCTGTTTCTCTAGTACTTAAAGGAGTATCTATAAAACCATAGCGTTCTCTAAGCATACCTAAAGCATTATCACCATCTGATTCTTTAGATATTAAATCAGATACAGCACCGACTCCAGCAGCTCTTACAAGGCTATTAGCCATGATACCTGTACCTGCTATACCTAGTCTAGCTGCAGTTACTTTAGCAGTAGGTATAATAGCAGCAGCCATACTACCGAAGTGTACAGTACCTCTTAATAGTTTACCCCACCATGTTTTAGTTATGATAGGGTTATCATGATCTACTAGAGGATCCCACTCAGGTCTATAGAATCCCTTCTCTTTTCTTTCTCTTTGTATTTCACCAGTTAAAGCATCTGCTGTACGTTCAGGGAAAGTCAGCATAGATGAAGCAGTATCTTGTAAACCACCTGTTAATATAGACTGACCTTCTTTAACTAATGCTTTAAAGCCCCATTTGTCAGCATTCCTTGGATCTGCTTGTTCACTTAGAGCTTGTTTTTCAGTTTGTTCTTCTTCTCTTTGTACGACTTCTTGTGCTTCTTCTTCTTTTCTTGTATGATTTAAGTATTCTCCTAGATCATTAGCGAATTGATTGGCAGCATCAGCAGCACTATCGTCAATTAAAGATGGATCTATTGGCATTGTTTTATACGTTATATTTATCTTCCACGTAAGCCGTAGCTACACCAGGAAGCATTGTATTAAGATTTGACCAGGGTGATTGTTCTCCTACTACTTGTTTATGTTCTTCTAATAAGTCTGGATCTATATTCACTAAAGATATATCAATTCCAGAATACTGATTATTACGTTCAGAATTAGCTCTTAAAGCATTTATCAATTCTTCTATAGTTTCATATGATGATACTTCAACTAATTTATTTAATGCTTCTTCATCTACACTAGATAAACTCCTTAGAGTTCTAGCAGGAGATGTTTTATTAAGTAATAAATCTTGTTGTTCTGGTGGTAGTTCTCTTTCAGGTATAGGTTCTATATCACTATCTTTTAGTATACCAGTAGTAACTAATCTATGTTTTAGAAGTTCATATGGAGTTATATTCTTATAGAAAGATGCTATTCTTCTATAGTATTCAGGTATATTACCTCTACCAGTTTGGTAATAAGTTAAAGCTTCTTTTAATGCAATCTCTTCACCTTGTAATGGTTGACTACTAAAGATTATATTACGATCTTTACTTACAGCTAAAGCAGACTGTTGTAAATCATTAGCTCTTTTCTCATCACGTTCTAAGATAGGGAATGTATCTAATGTACCACCTTTAATAACTTTAGAAGTTTCTTGCATAGCTTGAGAGTAAGCTACTTCATGTGTTTGACCAGCATTTCTTTCTGCTCTATACTTAGCATTAAATATATTAGTTGCTTGTTGTCTTACAGCAATCCATAAAGGATTAGTTCTAGCTTTATCTAATGTCTCGTCTTCAGTATATCCAGTAACCTGACCATCTAACCATTTATCTCTATTAGTTATTTGATCTTTAGTCATACCACCTTCTTGTACAACCTTCTTCCACTTAACCCATGTTTCTAAATCAGTAATACCATCAAGATCTGCTGGCTTTAGTATCTCTCCATTCCGATATCTTCTAGATAATTCTTTGTCTATATATTCATCTTCTATATCTTGTTTAGTTAGATAATCATCTATCCAGTCAGCTTTCTTACCAAATGCAGCTATATGTTGTGTTTGTAGATTCTCCATATACTCTTCATCAGGAGGTAAATTACCTTCGTAAATTTCAGATAATTGAGTCTCTTTAAATTCAGCTATCTC